AATCGCTGGAGCCTCGTTTTTCCCGCTCCCGAGAAAGGCGATAGTCTCGACAAACAGGAAGCAGCTGTGGGTTCCGATGGACCCCTTCGGGATCTGGGCGCCATCCACTCTCTGGAACGGGAACCCCTCCCCGCCGACGTTGTTGAATACCTCGATGGTGTACCGGTTGACGGCATAGACTTCATTGTGGAGCTTCAGTACTCCTTTGACCGGGTCAGGGTCAATTTCAGACGACCCATACTTTAATGGGTTGACAGCGAAAGGGTCATTTAGCTCAGTGACCACAAGGGAGGTTCCGTCGGTGGTAAGGAAGTACCCATCCACCCACACGAAGTCGATGACTAGTCCGAGGTCAGAATCGGTTACCTGCTGGAGAGATGATCCGCTCCAGAGGAATAGCTTCCCTCCTGAAGAAACAGCGAGGTAGTCGAAGGAGTACCCGAAGGATACCTGCCCGAATCCTCCAACATCTCCAAGGGTGGTAGGGGTGCCCCCGCTGTCCAGACGAACAAGCTTGGTCCCCATCACCCGGTAACAAACGCCATTCCAGTTGATTCCCCCGCGGTCATTTCCAGGACCAGCCCCAAACAAAGCTATACCGTCGGCAGGCCGAAGGTACCCATTGGATACCCCGTGCTGTTTAGGGACGGGGACCATGTTCACCGGGTAGGCGGTACGGATATCCGCCACGCGGTCGGTGTAGATCCCGTTTAGGACTGGGATTTGCATGGATCAGAGGCCTTTGAACTTCTGATAGCCAAAGTTGACCGTCATATCATCCGCAGCGGCGTCGATTGCGGCGCTATCGGAGAACCGAAGGACAGAGCCAGAGGGGAGGAAGAGATCTTGTGGGATCGGAACCTGGATCATGTCATCGATGAAGGTGGTTTCGCGGTAGATCCCTTGCAGGAACCCGTAGCTCCGAGTGGTGCTTGCCGCTTGAACCGCGCCGGCGGAAATGTAGCCAACCACCTTCCCCTGCGGATCGAGCACCGTCATTCGGATCTGCCGATTACCGACAGTCGCTGTGGTCACCAACTTAACGTTAGCATAGCACAGTTTCCAGAGCTCCCCTTCCGGAACAGTGAAGTCTTTGCTGCTGTCGTCTGGGGCTTCATCGATAGCCCCAACAAACGGGTATATCGGGGTAACCGCCTCGGAAAAGTTTTCGTCGAATTGAAAGCGCATTTCAGGCTCCTTTAGCCAACCCGATACCAGGATTGAGTCGGCAAGTCAAATTTGAGGCGGAAGAAGTCGTTCGCTGCCATTCCTGCCGGCTCCCCGGTTACTGCTAGGGCCCCATTCCCGTTGACTGTCAACCCGGTGATAGCCTGGGTGCAATTGACCAGGAACTCTTGCGAATCGACGCAGGTAGACACCTCGGGGAGGACAATAGTCCCCGCCAAGAATCCACCAGTCGGCGTCAGAATCAAGTGGGTGTTCACCCCCTCGGCGACAGCGACCGAAAACCCAGAAGCGGAGGGAGCTGCGTACTGGGTAACAAACTGCGGGGTGGCAGGGAGGTTGATGTTTTCCTCGATAAAGGAAATGAGAAGCGACCCGGCCGCTTTCCTCGCCTCCCCGTTTGAGGTCGAAAACAGGACGAAAAGATCCCCCAAGGAGATTTCGTCGGCTGCGGATAGCTGATTGATACTGGACATAGATCCCTCTACTCGAACGTGATGACCCCGTCGGTTCCAACTTCCAGTGGATCAACCGGTGGGGTGATGAAGGGTTGGTCCAGACTCTTGTTCCCAGCTCCACGTGGGAGCCCAGCGGAAAGCTGTTGCTCTTCTGGGAAGGCTGCCTTGGCGAGGAGGCCATCATAGGCCATTTTGGCGGCGGACTTGGTATCCATGGAAAGCGTCTTCCCGAATGAAGGAGCCAGCCGAATTCCAAGGTTAAGGAAGATGGCTTCATTGGCGTAATCCGGGACACCAGTTTCGGTATCTAGATCGCTTCCCTGTGGCGTCGAGGAAAGCGGGTACCCTACTCGGATCCCTTTCCCGCTCCACGTAGCCATCATGGTGTCCAGGCGAATACAAGCACTCTGGAGTTGCTCGGGAGTCATGTCAAAAACATACTCCGCCAAGCCAATCTCCTCGAGGGCTTGGGTCACCAATTGGCGCTTGGTCCAGCCCATAGCTTACTTCTTTTTCCAGGGCTGTTTCACGCCTTCCGCGGGGGAGGGCTCCTTGCTGACACCCATGTCCTCGGGGGGTTGGGACTCCTTGGGCTTTGTCGGGGAAGTCACCGCGGTTACCAGGGCGACAGGGGAGTCGTGGGCAGCAATGGCCTCGGGCAAGGTAGGGTGCCAGCCTTTCAGCGCGTCAACCTGTTCCTGGGAAGTCACTTGCACGCAATCGTAGGTGCCACCATTCCGCAGGTAGGGACCAGGGCACTTGTAAACCATGTTCGGGAATTTCATTCCTCGCTCCTTGTAAAGGCAGGAGCCGATCTTCAGGCCCCTGCCTCAGGTTAACCGGAAGGTTAGATCCGGTAGGTGACGAAGGTGTTGGCGGCCGTTTTCCGGGTGCGGAAGCGACCGGAGGTGGCAGTAGCCACCGCCGCGGCACCGACAACAGTGTGGCCAGCCGCAGCCGTGACGGTGAAGGCGTTCGCGCCGGTAGCGATGACGGACCAGTCGAAGGAGTCACCAACGTTGAAGTCCAGGGCGGCATCCATCACCGTGCCCGTCGGGACGGTACCAGCGACTGCCGCGGCAGTCGTCGAGGTAACAATACCCGCCAGCATCATGGCTGCGGTCAGCGCACCCGTGGCGTTCAGGACACCGGGGGTATCCTGGAACCGGGTATGCAGAACGGAGTCATTGGAGGGGTTGACGCCAACCATGTATTCCACAGGGAATGCGCCGGCCTCGATGACGACCGTGGCGCCGCTGGCATAGGCACCGAAAATGGTCTGGGCATTGTTGACGACGCCGAGGGGGCTCAGGGACTCGGGGATGTTCGGGTAACCGAGAACGCGAAGTACCTGGGCAGCGCCCTTGGTGTACACCGCAATGCTCTCGGTGGCGGGGATCGTGATCTCGGCACGACCGAAGGGGGCAACGATTTTCGAGGACATGTCTGTTTCCTTTCAGATTTGTGATCGGGGTTCCTGGGATGGGGACCGAAGTCCCCACCAAGTGATTACGGCTGGCCGAACAGGATGATCCCGGACATCTCGGGCTGCTTGTTGTTGACGCCGAAGAAGGTGTCGAGGCGGAACAGGGTGACCATGGTCTTGATGTCATACCACTTCTGCATCACCAGCTCAATGCCCTGATCGGTCGATGCCCGCATCACAGCGGCACCGGAGTTCTCCGGGACAGCGTAGCGACCGGGGATGATCTCGATCGCATCTTTCTGCCAGAACGGGTTGACAGGGGCTGCCGCGGTATTCAGGAACACGATTGCCGCGGCGGCGGCCGGAGTCACATTGACGTTCTTGTACTGCAGCTCGGGAGCGGTATTGCCCTGACCGGAGATGATCGGGGGGCAGATGGTCATGGTAGTGCCGGAGTCCACCGAGATAACGCGGAAGGTCTTCAGCTGACCAGTGCTGCCCTTGGTGATGTGGTGCACCGCTTCCACACCGGCGATGGTAAAGGCGTCGCCGGCAGCCACGTTCGCGGTACTGGAGATGGTAATGGTCTGGTAGCGGTTATCCACGTTACTGGATTCGCCGGTCGCCGCCACTCGGGTAGCCCGCGGGGTGTAGAAGTTCGCGGCTGCTACCTGGGTGTCGATGGTCAAACCAGCACCGCCAGCGGCGGCGGGAAGGCGGACGGCATAATCCAGCTTGTAGGTATCGAAAGAAGACACCATGCCAACTTGAGCCCGCTCGTAGGCAGTCACGGGCTTCCCGGTCATGGTCTGGCGACCCGCCAAGTTGGAAGCCATGCCGTTGTAGTCGCGCGTGGACAGCGCCAAGTAACGATCGAAGTCCTGGATGCCCTGCTCGTTCATGATGGCATCGCACTGGGCCACATCGTCGAAACCGGAGGCCGCGGCGGTACGCTTGACCACAAGGGTTCCGGACATCGCTGCCACGTTCATGACAGCGACGTTGATGTCGCTTGCCAGCTTCTGCTTCGCGGCAGCGCCCAACTTGCCTTCTTGCAAGGCATCGCGCAGCTCGGTGGCAGACATGGACCAGGGAGAGGACTTCTGGAAGCCCAGGGTAGCCGGAACGGACAGCTGGGTAGCGCCGCCGAAGTTGGCAGTCTGGTCGGTGCCGTCGAAGGACTGGGCAATGTACGGCTGAGGGCGCCAGATGGTGTTGTTGGTGCGCTCGGCAGTGGCCGAATCCATGTTGTAGATGGAAACATTCTTGGAGAGGATCAGGGCATCCTGGAATCCTTCGAGGACGTCTTCGAAAGCAACACGCTCCTCTTTCGAGAAGTCATTCAGGGAGAGGACCATACCGGTCCGGGTCATGTAGCCGAACACCAACTTGTTGGCGTGGGCAGCCAGTCCAGCAAACAGGGCCGACAGCAGTCGAGAGATTTTCATGATGTGCTTTCCTTTATTCACGGTTAAGTTTTCTGGCGAAGGTTCCGTTTATACGCGGCGACCTTGGTAAAGTCTCCGGTTTTGGCGGCCTCATCGCGCAGGCGCTCGAGGGTAGAGTCAACCGACCCCGTGGTGGATGCCCCGGTACTCCGGAGGACCGACTCGGGTTTCGGGGGCGCTTTGCTGCGGGGAGTAACTTTCAATTGGAGCTCCAGTTCTGCCACCGCGAAAGCAAATTTCACGGGGTCGGTGATTTTGGCAAACTCTTGAACCTTGGTCCGGTTCTTTCCGAGGGCGAAGACTACCAGCGCAGGATTCTTGGCGCCTTGCAGAATGATTCCCTGCTGGGTGATGGAGAGGGCCTCTTGAATAGCTGCCTCTGCCTCGTCGTAGTCCTTCACCTTCAGCTCTGTCTTGGCTTTGGTGTAAGAGTCCAACTTAGCTTGCCATGCCTCTTGCGCGGCTTTCGCCTCGCGTTCGGTGGCGGCAGTTTCTTCGCCGGCTTTCCTCTTCTGGTCAAACCAGGAGGTCAGCGCCTGCTCATACTTCTCGGTGTCCCAGTCAAACTTCTCAAGGGTGGGTTTCTCCCCCAGCGCCGAGGAGGATTTGGGCTCTCCAGGTTGCGGGGTTGTCAGCTTCGCCTTGAGTTCCCGGTTCTCCCGTTGAAGCTCGCGGTAGTTCTTGCGGAGGCCACGCACCCACTCGGGGGCATGGTTGTCATCTTCCTCGTCGGTGGGAGGCGGTTCCTCACCAATGGTGACAATAACTTCCTCCTCCCCTCCCTCTTCAGCTGGCTGGTCGTTCGCAGGAGTTTGCCCTTCGACAGGACTCTCCGTCGCTTCCAGCTCCGCCTCCGGGTTAGGGACTTGGACTTCTTGTTCACCTTCTGCCTGTTTACCCATCACTTAACCTCGCTAATTAACTCATCCTTTAACCGGAGGATGGACACCGTACAAGGTAAAATGTATGCCTTGATCTGAAGACATGTCAACCTATTTTCTGGGATTATTGATCCTGTATACTTTTTAGATACTCCTTAACCTTTGGCCACCAGGTTGCAGAGTTCTGATTGGCCACTTGCACCAGCCATTCAGGGGTTAGGCTTTTAAGCAAGTCTGGATCCCCTTCCGCCATAGCCTCGAGCGCCTGCTGAAGCTCATTCCTAGTAGCTAAGGTATCTTCCGGGAGTCGGTATAGCCCAGTGTTTCCGAGGTCTCCTATGTCCTCCCATTTCTGGGACCGAACAAAATCCTGGATGAATGGGAGATACTCTTCTTTGGGAGTGCTGTTCTTTGATCCTTTGATCTGCTTAATGACCGGCAAGGCCTCCGGGAGAAGCTTAACAAGCTCGGGCTCATACACCTTTAGATAGCTACCGAAGTCCGTATAGTCCATCGGCTCGTAATCATTGGCTTTCATGTCCTTCATGTAGCGTTTGTGTGCAGCTCGGAGAGGGCTACCTTTGGGTAGGGCGGCGTAACCCTCATCTGTCAAGTGCTGTCCTCCAGGGCCAACCTCAATCGTCACGTGGGGCTTGCCGGCCTTGTCGCGCAGGGTGTAGACCTGGCTCTCGCCGGAGAGAACGGCGTCACAGTAGCCGCCGACGCAGTGGCCCATCGTGTCACCTTCGTACTTGAGTTGCTTTTCGAGAAGCCCTGCTTTGCTTTGGGCCAAGCGCACGGCGTCCTCTTGGGAGTTACCATATCCGAGGAGTTCCCCTTTATCGTTCTTCACCGCTATATGGTTCGGGTCGCCATGTACGGGGTTGGCCGTCCAGCCATCGGGCAGACCTTGTGGCTGCTTAATCTCCCGCCAATGGAGGCCCTTCTCATTTGGCTGGCCACCACCGTAGCCCGGGATGGTCGGGTACTCCTTGAAGATGGGCGCCGTCTTCTCGTCGAAGGCGATGGCCTTGTTGGATTCGGCCATCTGGCTAGCGCGCCATTTGTTGATGTCGGCCACGCGGCGAACAGCCTTCTCCACCGACAAGTTCTTCATCTGGTCAGGCGTGAGCTGTAAAGCGCGAGGTAGCCCGGACTCCGGGTTCAGGGCATTGGAGAGTTCATCTGTGAGGTGGCGGAAGTCTAGCTTCTGGAAGTTACTTGGATCAGAGCTGGGTGCATGGACAGGAGTCATGGGGTCCAGCTTAGAAGCCCACGAATTATCGGCCGCAAAGGATCCTTGCGTAGCAATGTCCCCAGCTGTGTACCTTCCGACTGCATTATCGGACAACCCTTCCCAGCTCATCCCCAGCGGAGTGGTGGATTCACCCATTGGTTTTTCACCAAGACTTTGACGACGATCATAGAGCAGACTATTGAAACTACCCGGCTCGTCCGGTGAGAAGTGCAAAACTCCTTGGTCTGCCAGCTTGCGGATCTCGTCATCAGGTGATGCCATTCGAGTCTTCACGTACTTGGTAAGAGGCCCGCTAATCCAGTTATCCAGGGCTAGCCGTCTCTCCGCCTGTGGGAATACCTCGGGCTGAAACCTAGCCAGGTCCGCCATGTCGCCTTCTGTGTAAGAAGAAGCTTTTAGCGGTTTCAAAGACTCCTCCACACTTCCAGTCAGCCAGTTTCCACCTTTCTTTTTGATCACCCCCATCATGACAGGAGCCAACATTGATCCCTTCGCCAAGGCAGTCCCCGCACCGGGACCAGGAACTGCCAGGGAGGCCACGAACTCAGTCAGAGGGTCGCGGGCCTCGGAGACCAGGCCTCCCTGCTCCATCTTGCTGCCTATCCACTCACTCCCCAGCACTGGTTCCTTTTCATTGTAACCGAAAGGGGACATGACGAGAGAGGCTAAGTCCACAGGGCCGCCGAGGGCCGCCGCCAGGGCACGGTATACTACTTCCTTCCCAGTTAACTTCGGCTTTGGGATCTGGTTCAGGACGTCGGTGCGAACGTTTATGCCAGCCATGTTACTCTCCTTGCTTCATCTTCTGGATGCGGTCGATGCCTTCGAGTGCCAAGCGTGCGTCGGAATCCTCAATCTCAGATAGGATCTTCGCGGTCTCCGCTTGCTTCTTCTCCGCTGCGACCAGGGTATCGACGACGTTAGCACGGGACAGGGCAGCTTTGGCCTCTTCAGCCTCGGCCGCCTTCTGAAGGTACTGGGCATTCGGGTCGGGCGGTTGGTTGGCTTGCTCCTGGGCGAGTGCCTTGGCCTCGTCCTCGGTCGGCTTCAAGGCCCCCATCCTGATGAGGCGGTTACGGAAGTAATCCCGGACATCAGAGATGCCTTCGCCTTCCATGTTCATCATGGCCATCGCCCCGAGGACCTGTTTCGTTTCGGGGTCGTCGGTGATACTAGCCATACTTGTAAGTGCCCGTACCGTCGCCGCCCGCTTGCTCGCACTCGTCGGGCCCACCTCTACTGACACATCGAACCGCGCCCTAGAGATGTCATTCTCCGTCTTCTGCTCCCCATCAACCACCTTCTTGGTGAGTAGCTGAATCTCGTCCACTTCTCCTTGGGCGCCGATGGACTTCATCACGCGCTCCGGCTCCACGAAGATATCGCGTGCCATACCCAACCAGATTTCACCTGAGCGCCGGATCGCCTTAGCCATGTTGCTCATGTAGATAAAGGTTTGCATGTCCAACCGGTTCTGGATTAGCTCCACTGCAATGCCAGACATGTTGGGTTGCATGGCCTCTGCCTGCTCTTGGTTCCCTAGCAGGTCCTTCATATCCTGTTCGGTGAAAGAGAGGAGCGCCGCCATTGCAGGAGGGATTTGTGGCGGCTTGGTGTACGCCACCGGTCCCATGATTGCCGACTGCCCATCAGGATTGGTAACCGCATTGACAAGTAGGTAGGGGTAGTTCTTGACGTTGTCCTCAGACCACATGGTGCCATGACCGGCCATCTGCTCCGGGGTAAAGATAGGCTTCTCCACCGAGGACAGGGCAGCCAGCTCCCCAAGCTTGGAACGCTGCATGTTTCCAAGGCGCTGGGTATCCTTTGCCAAGCGAACATGCCCCATGCACCGCTCAACGTTGTCGACGAACCACCGCTTGCCATACATGACCACAATGGGGATGCAAGAGCCGGCAATGTAACCGCAGTCCTCGCGGATCTTCAAGCCATCCATGACATACTTGTGGATGCGCTTGCGCTTCACCTTCTTCTGCCGGACTTCCTTGAACCCGGTAGCCAGGAGTGTGCCGCGAAGTTCAGGGTCGTCTTCGAAGTCCTCGGAGGTGTAGCGTTCCTCCTCCCCATTCATCCCCTCCCAAATGAAAACAATCTCCTTCTTCAGCTCCACCTCATAAAGCTCTGCCACGTAGACCACGTTCGGGGTCGCCCAGTCGAACTCATGTTGGTGAACAGTCTTGGGCCAGCTCGCCGGGTTGTCACCATACTCATTCTTGTAGGCGTCAGGGGACCAAGCTGTTAGGACGTAGCACCGCTTCGCATCAGACTTGTCTTGGCGCTTGGCGTTCAGGTCGAAGTAGACTGAGGAGTCCGCGTCGAAGATGGGTTCAAATCGAATGCGCTGTTTCTCGTTCTCATCGTCCTCTTCATCCTCGTATTCGGTTCGGAGTCGCCAAGCCCCATAGCCACCGCCGACCGCCTCCTCGAAAGCGTTGTCATACGCCTCTTCGGCACAGCTGTCCTGCTCATCCGCCCGGTAGAGGCCAGCGCAGACGTCCGCCAGCTTATCATCCTTTGCCCCCGCCTTAGGAACGAAGGTGACGGAGATCCGGTTGTTGCGGTACTCGTTGAAGATCCTGATTACCGAGAGGTGGATCTTGTTGACTTCGAACTTCGGCTTGTTGTCGAACTGCTCCCCGAGGCCACCTTCCCACTGGGCACCGGCAATGGAGTAGAAGCGCCGGTCCTGCAAGCACTGGGTTCTCTCATCCCGCATGGTGGTTTGGATGGTGTTAAACTCCGCCACAGCATCTGCGTGGATTTTAGCAAGACGTTCCTCTTTGGTGATGGCCATTATCTTCTCCAGTGATTGACTGTTGGGATTAATTCAACTTTCGGTGCGGTAGTCCTTGCAGCCACTACCGACGGGAACAACTCAGCAAGCACGAATATCCATGCGTCGGCTCGGTTTGGACTTCGATCCCCCAAGTAACCTACTGTGGAGAATGCCACCATCTCATCCTCAAGCTCTTGGAAGTAACCAACATGCCGGACTTTGCCTTCTTCGTACAAGGCACTGAACGGCTCCGCCCGGAGGACTTTGCCCCTGGAGGAAGTTATCGCCTTGAATGGGGTTCGTGGCCGGGAGACCTGGATGGTGCTCTTAACCATGGCACCCCCATAGTTGACTTCCCCCACCACCAAGTCCGCTTCATGCCTATCAAAGGCAGAGGTAGCCACCCTTCCCCACACGGAAGGCCCGGCCTTAACCGTACAGTCCTCCAGGAGATAGGCATTACCATCAGTTCCCAGTCCACCAACCACAATGCCAATGGCGTCGTTGTCAGAGTTGTCCGCATTCTCGTCTGCTCCAGACGGATCAACGCCAACCACGATCCGAACCATGTCTGGGAGGCTGGCGTCCAGCGAGCGCCACTTATCGATAGTCTCATCGGTGAACAAGGCATTCGGGTTGGCATCTGCAAACTCACCGCGAAGGAACCGCTTCTGGAGGCGTGCACTCAGGGACTTGAGGGTGTCCAGGTATCCCTCGCTCAGGTTCTCGAGGTTATCCTCCGGATTCATCTGGAAGGCAACGTAGTCGTCCGGGTTTGGGAGAGGCTGCCTAGTGTCTGGGTCGACCTTCTTGACAAACACCAGGTATGTCCAGTGCATCTTGTTCGGAGGGTTGCAGTCGTAGTACATCCTTGGCTGAAGCTTCTGTTCAGCGCGGCCCTTTATCAAGGTCGTAGCAAGCTGAGCCAACCGGGTCAAGACAATGTTGCGACCATTCCAGGGTATCTGGCTACACTCATTCAGGTAGATGGTTGCATATTCATTGCCAAGGATCTTCTCGGTACGTTCTTTATCATCCAGACCGCCGAACCAAATCTCAGAGCCGTTCGGAAGGGTGACATACCAGTCGGACTTGTTAAGGTTCCACTCTACCCCCGGATAGGCAATCGACATTACCTTTGGAAAGGTGTCGAAGATGATTGAAGACTTGATGTGGTTGAACCGGAAGCGGAGGATGCAGTGTCTGCTCTTGGGTGCCTTGAGCGCCCTGAATACCACGTTGCGGATATGCAGAAAGGTCTTGCCCGAGCGGCTCCCACCAAACAGCATGATGTTAGTAGACGGACCAGCCGCCACTTGCATAGCTTCAAGCTGCTTAGGGGTGAGCTTGAACTCAGCCAAGGGCACTCCCTAGCTCTAGGTTACGCATAGCCACCCCGAGTAAGAAGTACGCCGCCTGCGTCGGGGTAGCCGCCTGCCCCATCATCCCGACATCAACACTCTCGTGCCCACGGTCAATGACCCATACCAGGTTCTGGATATCCGCGAAGCCACCTGACTCTATTAAGTCGGCCAGCTCTCGAAGCCCAGTCGGGACGTCGGTGATAGCATTCTTCCCTGGGAAGCTGAGAACCTTCATAGCGCCTCGTCCAGAGGGGTAGCAGCAATCATGCACGGGATGCCGCTCTTACCATCAGGGGTCGTCGGGGCGATCTTCTGGGGAGCATCCAGCCCAAGGAGCCGAGCACGCCGCGCCATGATCTTCAGCGCTCGGTCGACTGCGGCAAGGACTGGCATATCATCCTTTATTCGCTGCCGAATAGGTTGCCCATCGTCACCGAGAATGGGGTTGCCATTGTCATCCAAAAGGAGGTCGCGCACCACCTCCCCATTGCTGATGACCACATGGAAGCTCTTCAGCACGGCAACCACTTCTTGCTCCAGGCGGTCCAGCTTTGCCATCTCCAGCTTCCGGACGTCTTCCACCTTTTCCACTATGATGCTCTTCAGCGCCATACGGTAGAGCTTCTTGACGTAGGTATCAGAGTACCCAAGGGACTTGGCAATCTGAATGAAGCTGGTGCCATCCCTTCGCATCTCCAGGATGGTATTCTGGACGTGCTTCGTAGCCTCGCTCGGCGTTCCAGTGCCCTTCTTGTCGTCCTTTTTGCCCATAACATAAACTCCAAATTAGATCACTAAAGAATAGGGCACATTGGGGAAACTAAGCAACCCTTTAGAGATCACGTGCCTCGTCCATATAGACTACATTGACGAATGGCTCGCTGGAGTAGTCCTCGCACTGGACGTGCTCCGTCTGCGCAACGAAGGTTCGGTGGGTGTAACTAAGCTTGTACATTGCCCCGACTGGGATGCGTCGACCACAGGAGAGGCACCGCTTCTCCGTCCGCGCTTTCTTGATGGTGACTAGTGGCTTGTGCTTACTCATTTCATTAGCTCCGAGGTCAGCCGGATCTCGAACCAGACCAGGAAAGCCTCGAGAGAGACTTGGCATGGGCACCTGACTCTAGACTGACCGGAGTCGAGGTATCCAAAGAGTAAGACCGACCATTTGATCCTGTTTTGCTTGAACAGCAGGACAGCCTCCCTCTCCGCTCCGGCCTGCCGCTTAGTCTGCTCCCACCACTGATTGACCTGGAGAGTTTCGTGGTGCTTGACCTCAATAGCAATCCACTCTAACCCGACGATGTCATGACCTCCCCGGTGACTCTGCATTAGATTCCTCTCCAGCAGTGGCGGCTCTCTTCCCAGCTTCTCACACACCCTATTGACCACAGGTTGTAGCAGCTTGACAACTTCCCGTTCAGCGCGCTTCCCTTTCTCTCCACTAAATCCACCAGCCATGACTTACTCCTTTCCAGGGTTTACAAGGGTTTTATATATCTATTAAAGGTGACTTCTTAATGACTTCAATAGGTTATATAAATGTTAATAATGTTAATATATTTAATAATAGCCCCTACCTATTCTGACTTACTGACTTATCTTACTTATTGGTTATTTTCCTTATTTATAGGCTTAACATTAAAATTCCGCTAAACCGTTGAAGTCATTGGGAAATCCCCTTAACTTTGCCATTAACCCTTGACTTTTCAATAACCCTTAACTTTACCAGTTTCCACCAATCCCATAAGTCACACCGGAGAAATTGTGTTTGTCCCGCATGACTTGGTCAGGTATGACCACCAGCATTCCAGAATCAATGAATGCCTGGACAGTCTTCTTCAGAGCCGGGGTCGCCCCCATCTTGTCATTGCGGTAGCTGGAAAGACTGGCGGTCTTCCGTATCAGGTATGCGTAGGGGACCAGCTTCGCCTTGATAAGCGGGTTGTACTGCTCCTTGACCGCCTTGGGTGGGTTCTTCAGGTACAGCTCGATGGCTCGCTTGAGGTCGTTGAACTGCTTGCTGTCCCCTTGCCCGACGTCTCCCTTGGTGAACCTGGATATCACGCAGCTTACATCACTAATGACGAAAGCGATTGCCCACCTCGCGAGGTCTGGGGTAATGGTCGGACGGTGGGGATTACACCCAACCGCTAGGAGGGCAGCAATCTTTAATGCCTTCAGGTGAGCCCGGTTCCACAGCTGGACTTCCACCTCTGTATGGGAGGAGTTCATCACCTTGTCTGCATAGGTGTCGAAGTCGTCCATGAGCCGCATACTGTGGTCATCAAGTTGTACCGAAGCGCAAGCATTATTGTTCGAAGTGGTCAGGCTGATGGTTATCAGCTCGGCGACCTTTTGAACTAGCCCAGGGCTGGGTGGTATATTGGAGGCCCGGTTCCTGGGCTTCCGGTCCCCTGCGTACTCCATGATGGAAAACCGCGGGATGAGGCCTTCGGCAATATGGCTAGGGTCAAGGCCGTCGAAGAAGGTCTCCGGGGTGGACTCCCCAAGTATAGTCACATTGGGGGCCTTGATGATCTTAGTGTTCTTGTCGGTGTCACTGTACACGGAGGACCAGAGCATCCGATTCCACCCTGACTTGGCATACAAGTCTAAGAGGACTTTTCGCAACATCAACTGAGAGCTGTTGGCACGGTGGTCGGACAGCTGCTGGAGCGTTAATCCAAATTCCCCCAAGACTGAAACGAAGCAGGGTTTGTCATTGAGTACCTTGATCAGGGCTTGTCCGGAGGCGAAGGCAGACGGCCCTATGAATTGGTCTACCATAGGAATCGTTGGCCGAATGGCGCTAATCAGATTCTCTATCCCCATCAATGCCCCTTCTTTCCCGGAGCCAGTCTTAGCCAGAAGGATGAGGTACTGGTTAAGCCCGGATCCACTGACGTTGTACGACCTCCCACATATTCCGGCCACCAGGGAGATGGCTGCTGCCAAGGCAACCTCCGGGACTGGGCGGATGGCTGTCTGGTAGAAGTAGCTGGCAATCTCCCCAATCATTCCAGGGGGAAGAATGATCGAGTCCCCTGCCTTGTAGTGGGAAATGGAGAGTGGGTTCTCCAGGTGGTCTGAATCCTCATCCGGAGACTTAAAGCCAGGGGTCTCGGTTACCGCATTGGCATTCGCTATCAAGACAGATAAGTCCACAGGGGGTGGCTGCTTGGCTCTGATCTTGCCAAGGGCAAAGTTCAGGTAGGTGTCATTCTTGGTTGCCTTGGATCGCTTGCCCAGTTCGGTCATCCTAAAGAGGCGGCGAACCTGCTCATTGTCCTGGGTGTAGTAGGCCAGAATGCTTAGGAGGGCGAAGTCCGCCTCGGACTGGCTAGGATACTCCGTCATATCCCCAACACAGAGCCGGTTGAACTTGTCAGCATTGGATGCTCGCATAGCCATGGAGACCACTTCATCATCCCCCATGGAGGAGGTTCCGTCGCTTAACTCCACTACGTCGGGAGGACGCATTTCCCCATACAAAATATTTAGGGTGGGTTGACAATCCCGTATGGGGTAATTGCGAAGGACATTGCCGGTGAAAGCCATGTACCTCTCGGAGCTATAGATCTCAACATGATCCCTGTGAACCCCGGACGGCAGGTCCCCGCGGACTACTATATGGACACCCGTGCCAGATACGCTGACCTCAGTGTAGCTTTCGAAGGCCTCGTAGATCTTTGTATGCCGGAGGAGCTGTTCTTGGGAGGCTGGGTTATCCGGCTTATTATCCAGGTCAATGACGGCATAGGGGTCATTCCGGGTCAAGACCAAACCAATCCCACTATACCCGAGGGATAGGCTGGCCACCGCTTGTTGGAAGGATGCCCAGGTTTCCGGGTTGGTAACTGAAGCCTTAGTATGGGTGATTGGGGAATATGGGATCTTGGTCCATTTCCCGGTGTCTGTCAATTCATACCGCCAACAAAGCCACTGAGGGAGGGCT